CGGTCTGGCTGGGCGGGAACACCGCGAACCCCGCGATCACCGGCCTCGCGGCCTCGGTCGTGGCTGGGAACACGATCACGGTGGGCGCCTCGGCCTCCACCACGGCCGCCAATCTGGCCGACGTCGTCGGCAAGGTCGACGAGTCGATCATGGGCAACGGTGCCTGGGTCGTCTCGAAGGCCGGCTGGGTGGACCTCATGAAGCTCTGGGCTTCGCAGCAGACGACGATGGTCGTCGGCGGCGGCCGGATCGTTCCCACCATCATGGGTGCCCCGGTGTACCTCGTGAAGGGTCTCCCGGCGTCGACGCTCGCCCTGTTCGGCGATTTCTCGATGGCGACTGCGGTCGGCATCAAGGACACCGGGCTGGAGATCAACGTCGCCCGCGAGCTGCTCGTCCGCAGCCGGCAAGTTCTCTACGTCGCCTCGACTCGGGTCGGTGTGAGCAACCACGGCCCCGAGTTCGTCGGCCGGCTGGCGAAGGCTTGAACCTGACCGCGTGAGTGCAAACCAGGCCCGGGGGCCGGCAGGGATGCCAGCCCCCGGGCCGCCCCGTATCCGGAGGCCCCATGCAGACCGAGCCCCTCCGCCTGACCAGGAACTACCGCGGCTACCGCCGCGGCGAGGTGATCCAGGCGACGGCCGGGCTGGCGAAGACGCTCGTCGAGGCCGGCGTCGCGGAGCCGGTGAAGGCCGCCCCGCGGATCCCGGGCCTCGATGTCGAGCGGGCGGTCGAGTCGGTCGTGATCGAAACGAGGTGACCCGTGCCGATCCCGGCCCAGCCGAACACCGCCGCGAAGAACCTGATCGTCACGCCGCTCCGCGGCATGGGGTCGGCGAAGGTGGACCTCGTCCGCAACGGCGCGAGCGTTGTCGTGACCGTGACGTTCGTCGCCAGCCTGAGCTACTCCACTTGGACTCCCTACGCCGAGGCGACGGCGGCCGACGCCGGGAAGACGATCGCTATTACCCCGGTAATAACATTCGACGCCGCCGGTCGGTGGGTGGCGACGATGACGTTCGTCCCGGCCACGTTCTACGGGATCTCCGGGCTCGACTTCGACTCCCGCTATGTCTCCTACCCGCGATCGTTCCGGCTCCAATGCTGGCACGAGAAACAGATCGCGGGAAAGGTCTACGCCGACATCTTTCTCGGGGGCACCGTGACGCTCACGACGCCCCAACCGAACTACATACATTCGGTGGCACAGGCATGAAACCAGACACTCTCCGTGTGATCCAGTGGCCCGTGATCGAGCCCGTGAGCCTCGTCGAGGCGAAGGCCCAGGTCGGCCTGATGCCAGACCAGGCCGACCACGACACGCTCCTCCTGGGGAAGATCGCCGCCGGTCGCAGGCTGATCGAGCGGCGGCTCGGCCAGACGCTCGTCGCGACCCAGTACCGCGCGACCTGGTCGTCGCCCCCGCCGGTCCTGACGCTCCCAGCCCCGCCCCTGCTCATGAATGAGACCTACCCGCTCGCCGTCTCGGTGGACGGCGTGGCCGTGGCGGCCGGCGACCTCGAGGTCGACGCCGACGCGATGCCGGCGACGGTGAAACTCCCGACCGGCGTGGCCGGGAAGGTCGTCGCGACCTACTGGGGGGGCGTGGCCCCGGGGACGCCCGTCGCCCCGCAGCTCCGCGCGGCCCTGCTGATGTACGTCGAGCATCTGTTCAAGAACCGCGGCGTCCTGGCGGAGGACACGGCGGCCGAGCTGCCGCAGGCCTTCGAGGCCCTGCTCGCCAGCGAATCCCACGATGGGGGATGGTGACATGGGTCTCCCGTCCGGACTGCTCCGCGAGGTGTTCGCGATCGAATCGCCGACCGAGACCCGGAACGCCCTCGGCGAGAGCGTCCAGGCGTGGAGCGAGGTCGGCCGCGTTTACGGCTCCTATGAGGCGGTGAGCTACTCGGAGCAGCAGCGGCGCGGCCAGATCGGCGGCTCGACCCAGGCGACCGTCCGGATCCGCTACGTCGAGGGCCTCCGCGGCAACTGGCGGCTGCGGTGGGTGAGCCGCGCGGACCGGGTCCTCTACATCTCCGCGGTCGTCGAGAAGGGCGCCCGCGAGGAACACGAGCTGACCGTCGAGGAACAGGCCACATGATCGCGCTCAACTGGCGGGGTATGTCTGGCGAGGTGGGGGCGATCATGTCCCGCTATGACGAGCTGCCGCGGCACATCGCGAAGAAGCATCTCGGCGCCGCGATGAAACGAGCGCTCAAGACCGGCGTCCCGGTCCTGCGGAAAAACACCCCGAAGCGAAAGAAGACGCTCCGCGCGTCGGCGGTGACCCGCGACACGCGCGGCCGGTTCACGAAGGGCTCCGGCAAGATCCGGAACATCGCCGGAAACCTCCGCCGGGCGGCGACCGTGAATTCCAAGTACATCGGCAAGAACCGCGACGGATTCGTGATCGGCAGGCTGGGCTACAAGTACGGCACCGAGAGCCGGAAGGCGATCTGGCTGGAGTTTGGGACCGCCCAGATCGAGCCGCGAAAGATCATGGAGCGGACCTACGCCCAGGTGAAACAGCCGGCGTCGAAGATGCTCGTCGGCGAGATGAGGAAGGCCCTCGATCGGGCCTGTGTCGAATTGGCCGCCGGGAAGAACCCGGGCGGCGCCCCCGGCTTCCGCCGCAAGAGGTGAACCGATGCCGATCCCCACGAACTATGCCGAGGGCTGGCTCCGCGACGCGATCGAGGACGCGGCCGGGTGCCCGGCCTACCCGCTGGCGGTGCCGGAGGGCGTCCTGCCGCCGTTCGTCATGTACGGCCAGGCAGGGCAGGAGGACCTCCAGACGCTCGACGAGGGATTCGGCTCCTCGACCCTGGTCCAGGGCACGTTTTCCGTGTCGATCTGCGCCGACGGCTACCTCCAGGCGAAGCAGCTCGCCCGGCTGATCCGGGCCGCGCTCCGAAACTTTACCGGCCTCGTCGGCGACTTGAAGATTCACGAGACGACGATCACCGGCCAGCAGGACGGCGACGCGGTGTTCCTCGAAGGCCGCGACGTCCCGACCTACATCGTCGAACAGACCTACGCGATCACCTGGGAGGAGTAAACCATGCCCGATCCCGTGACCTTCATCAGCTCGCAGGGGACGACGTTCTCCTTCGCCGGCGCGACCTTCAAGTGCATCGACATCTCGCACGAGGGCTCGGCCCCGAGCCGCGAGCGGGTCGACCTCTCGACGCTCGACCTTGCCGACGGGAGCGAGAAGGTCTACGCGAATGCCCCGCTCAAGGAGCCTGCGGACCCGCTCAAGTTCACGATTCAATTCCGCGCCCACGGCAGCTCCGACGGGCCGGCCGCTGGCGCCGAGGGCACGCTCACCACGACCGGCGGCAGCGGCACCTACCGCTGCACGGCGTCGAGCATCAGCTGGAAGACCGGCGCGTTCGTCGAGGGCTCGGCCACGTTCGAGCAGGTCCTGAGCTGATCCGGGGGTGATCCGTGCCCCTGCCCCCAAGTTCCCATCCGTGCATCGTCACATTCGCCGGCGTCCAGATCGGCGCGCTGACCGGGTTTGACTCGGAGGCGCAGGCGGGTCAACTCCAGGACGTCACTCACGGCAACAGCCAGGTGGTCGGCTACGGAATGTCCTCGCGGGTCGTCAAGGAATGGGACTGCACCTCGGTCGAATCGGCGACGGCGGCCTTCCAGTTCTGGGGGCCGCCTTCGTTCTCGATCCAGGATGTCGGCATGCGCGGACTGCTCACGTTCTCGGCCCCCGGGAACACTTACTCCGGAGAGGCGATCCTCACCCGCTGGAGTCACTCCGGCAGGAAGGGAGAGTTTTCTTCCGGCTCCTGCTCGTTCCAACTCACAGGGACCTCCTGACATGACGACGATCACGACGTTCGACGATCTCCTCGCGCTCGGGACGCCCGGCGCCCCGATCCCCTACTTCTGCAAGGCGTGGAAGCGGACGGTCCTCCTCAAGGATCCGACGGCCGAGGACCTCGACATCTGGCGGATGTATTGCAACCGGAACAAGGCGGCCGACGCCCCGTTCTCCGCGCGGCTGCTCCAGATCATGCTCGTGAATGAGGCGGGCGAGCCGATCGTCCCGCCGGGCGACGAGGGCCTTGACGCGCTGGCGATGATGCCGGCCGCCGGCGTGGCGGAGGCGGCCGAGGCGGCGATGAAACTGATGGCGGGTCCGGCTGAGGACGAGGTCGAGGAACTGGAAAAAAACTCCGACGCCAGCCGCTCGAGCTGATGCTCTACCGGCTGGCCCTGGAGTGCAACGTTTGGAACGTCGAGGAGGAACTGAAACCACGGATCAAGCGGTCACAACTGGCGCGGTGGGCGGCCTACTACCGGGTCGAGCCGTTCGGCAACGAATGGCGGCGGGCCGGGCGGATGACCGCCCTCATTCGGGCGGCGCTCGGCTGCCGCTACGACAAGGGCGATGAGGAGCGGTTCCTCCCGTCCTACCGCGAGGGTGACGAGAACAGGCCGGCGGTGCCCCTCACGGACGAGGAGATCGCGGAGAAGTTGGCCCGGCTCCCCGGGCTCCGGAGGACAGGGACGTCATGGCGGACATCGGCAAGGTACGCGCGGTCTTCACGGCCTCGACGAGCGGGCTCGTCTCGGGCGTGAATCAGGCCGTCGGCAGCATGTCGAAGATGGAGGCCGCCGTCGGCAGTCTCCGGAGCGGGATGACCGCGCTCGTGGCGATCCAGGGGGCGCAATTGTTCGCGTCCGTCGCCGGGGCCGTCTCCCGCGGCGTGTCTTCGATGGTCTCCTACGGGCAGGCCCAGGCGGAGGTAATCGACCAGCAGAGCAAGCTCGCGGCCCGGCTCGGGATGACGCTCGGCGAGTTCTCCGGGCTGGCCCTCGCCGGCGACCTGGCCGGCGTCAGTATGGAGACGATCGCGAAGGCCGCGACGAAGGCCGACATCATGTTCGTCAAGGCGTCGCAGGGCTCGAAGGTGGCCCAGGCGGCCTTCGCCGGGCTCGGCCTTTCCGTGGACCAGCTCGGGGGCATGTCGGCCTCGGAGCGGTTCGACGCGATCGCGGCGGCGATCGCCAAGCTGCCGACCGAGGCCCAGCGGGCGGCGGCGGCCGTCCAGGTCTTCGGCAAGTCGGGCGTCGATCTGCTCCCGCTGTTCTCCCAGGGGGCCGAGGGGATCGCCCAGGCTCGCGAGCAGGCCGAGCGGCTGGGGCTGACGCTGACCAATGCCCAGGGGCAGGACGTCGAGGCGATGAACGACGCCTTCACGATGGCCGGCAAGGCGATCGAGGGCGTCGTGAACCAGGTCGTCGCCTACCTGTCCCCGGCCGTGAAGGAGGTCGCCGACACGTTCACGAACCTGGTCGGCTCGATGGGCGGCGCGAACATCGGCCAGGCGATCGGCGACGGCATCCTCCAGGGTGCGCGGTTCCTCGCCGGGATCGGCGACTGGCTGATCTCCAACCTGTCGAGCGTCTGGGAGTACGTCTCCCAGGTGGGCGGGCAGTGGGGCTCCGTGGCCGACACGATGAATCGGATCGCCGGCTTCCTGTCGGGCGTGTTCAACGCCGCGGAGGCCGGGCTCGGTGTGGTAGTCCTCGGGTTCGGGGCGGCCGTCGAAGGGCTGGTCCGGGCGTTCAGGGCTGGCGGCAAGTTCCTTGGCTTCGACACGTCCGGGCTCGACGCCTACGTCGAAGGGGCGAAGGCCTTCAACGCGGAGATCACGAAGGGGATCGACCAGAACATCGCCGACTCGAAGGCCGGCTTCGAGCGGGCGTTCGGCGAATCGACCGCCCCCGTCGGCGCCGCCGTCGCCGGGCCGCTGACGACGGCCCTCGACGGGGCGATCGCCCGGGCCGAGCAGTCGGCCGCCCAGGTGGACACGGCCTCGAGGTCGACGCCCCCGGCGGCGGCCCCGGCGGCCGAGCTGCGGAACGATCAGGCCCTCAAGGGCATCGACTCGCGATCCCAGGAGGGCATCGCGGAGATGTTCCGGCTGATGCGCGGCGGCGGCGAGGACGTCCAGGAGAAGCAGCTCTCCGTCCTCGAGCAGATCCGCGACGGCCTGGGCGGCGGCGACGACGAGTATCCGTTCGCTCTGGAGGGTGGCTGATGGCTGTCGTGAAGGCGGACTGGCTTCCCTCCGGGGGCCTATCCGGGAAGCTCGGCGAATCCTACCGGCCGACCGAGAAGTGGCGGGTCCGCGTCGACAACCCGCGGACCTCGAAGATCGTGATCGCCAACTCCACAGGCCAGGGCTACGGCGTGGCACACTGGGACTTCCCGGCTTGCAAGGCGATGGAGTTCTCCGTCGACCTGGCCGACGATGTCGGGATGCTCTGGATCGTGACCGTCCAGTTCTACGTCCCGCCGAACGGGAAGAAGATCAACTCCACGACCGGCATCCCGGAGGACTTCTGGCAGGCCTCCGGCGGCACGACGAGCGTTCCGGCGTTCCGCGACCGCGCCAACGCGCTGATCGTCAACTCGGCCGGCGATCCGATCGAGGGCCTGTCACGCGAGCGCGAGGAGCGCGGCTGGGTGCTGACGAAGTTCTACCCCAGCGATACCTGGATGGCGGACCGCGACACCTACTCCGGCAGCGTCAACTCCGACGAGTGGGACGGCGAGGCCGCCGGCAAATGGAAGGTCTCTTTGAAGTCGGCCGACGAGCGGCAGTCGCAGAAGCTCGACGAGAACGACGAGGAGGGGGCGGTCAAGAAGTACGTCGAGACCAAATGGGAGTTTCGGTTCGACCCCGACGGCTGGCAGCTCAAGCCGTGGGACCTCGGATTTCAGGAGAAGTGCGACTCCAACGGCAACGCGTCGACGAGCGGCACCAACCGAAAGACGATCGTGGGCAAGGACGGGAAGCCCGTCAAGCAACCGGTCGCGCTGGCGAACGGCGTCGCGAAGGCCGCCGGCCAGGCTCCGGACTCGCTCACGTTCAACGTCTACCCGGCGACGGCCTACGGCGCGAAGTTCGGGACCCCGTCGATCGTGCCTGTGTCTTAGGAGCCGTGAAGCATGGATCGGAAGGTTCGATTCACGGAGGACGCCGCCCGCCGCGTCGCCGCGGCGACGCTGGCCTACGAGCGCAGCGGGCGTGATCAGCCGCCGATCCATTTCCGGCAACCAGGCGACGACGGCGGCGAGCCGATCCGGCTCGGGAAGACGACCGCCGTCTGGAACAAGGGCGCGACCGCCACGATCCAACTCTGGGAGGGCGGGACGCCAAACGAGGAGACCCAAAGCGGCACGCTGGCGGGAGTGATCAACAAGTTCGCGACGGTGCAGTCTGGCCGCTGGGTCGCGGTGGCCCGCGGCCCGCTGAATGCCTGGTATCTGATCTCGGCGGAGTGCTGACGAATGGTCCTGCTGCCCTGCTCGTCCTGCTGCTGCACACTACTACCTCCGCCGGCGGAAATTGAAATCGAGATCAGCAGCAGCACATCGCATTTTGGAAGTGTCGTTATAGGACGATACTTGTCTGGCGGATGCGTCGATCCCTCTCCAGAGGCATCGATGAGTGTCTTGATTACGGCGCCAGTGGGAGTTTTCGCGCTCACGCCGGCCACCAACCCGAACCCGCTCGAATTACCTGGAACATACTACAAGTACGACGAGTCATACGGAAGCAGTAACGCAGCGCATACATTCTCCGCTGTTTTCAACCCGCCGTTTAGCACAGGGGTGTTTATTACGCCGGCCCTTTTGCGTAGGCGATGGAGCCTCGGCGGCACGCCGCCTACAGAATCGTCTATGCAGGGCAGCGATTGGGGCGACGGGCTTTTGGGTGATTATTGGACCGGGCTCACGAACGTAATCAACGGGGTCGTGTTCGAGACGTATCGACTCCCAAAGGCCGAGGTGGAGGCGACGATAGGACCCGCCGTAGGACAATACTGCCCGTCTTTCAAGAGCATAGAAGTCATCAACTTATTAGGCCGAGACGGTCTTCAGCCGCACACATGCGGCTCGGCCACAACATCGCCCGGAGTCATGCCGCCTATTACGGTGTCCGCTAAGGTCTTCCCTGACTCCGGGACGAAAGCCTTCGCGGAAGCGCAGGGCTGGGGACCAATGTCTTACCAGAATTGGAGATACAACTTCGGTACTTGCTACACGACAGCTTTCGGCCAACGAGTGCCATTTACTATGACCGGAGTGCTGGAAAACCCAGCAACACCCGTTCTTGTGACGTACACGATTAGTCGGATCACATTCATCTACGACTTGCCCCCTCCTGGCTATGAAACGACGGCTATTGAAATGCCGTCGTTTGGCAGCGCTGCTCCAACGGCTCCGGCATTCGGTGGGGTGTGCCCATGAATTGCAAGTGGGACAACCTGAAGTGCATCCGCTGCGGCGCGACCGCGAGGTCGCCGGCCGCGCGGCGCAACTGTGACGCCGCCCCCCGGCCGGGCCTCGGCGATCACCTGGAGCGGGTCCTCTCGGCGGTCGGGGTCACCAAGGCCCTCGCGGACGCCGTCGCGGTCGCCGTCGGCTTCGACGGCTGCGGCTGTGATGAGCGGCAAGAGGCTCTCAACGAGGCTGGGCTACGGATCGGGATCGGGCACTGACCGTGAGGGGCAAACGATGCCACGGCTGGAAACGAGCCTCGACGAGACCGACGACGACGACACGCCGGACGGCATCGGCGACGACATTCACTGGATGAGAAAACCGAAGGCCAAGGAGGGCCCAACGAATGGCAGGCGATCCGATGACCGCGGTCGTAAAGCGAGTCGTGGCCGAGCATCCAAACCACTCCGCCCGCGGGCTCGCGCGACTGATCGTCGCCGAAAGTAAGGGTGCGATGACGCTCGAGATGGCGAGGTCCCGGATCCGCCGCCAGTTCGGCCAGTCTGGCGCGAAACAACGAAGGCAGGCGACGGCGCCGCGGCCGGCCCGCCAGCCCGGCCACCGGTTCGCGATGCCGGCGTCGAAGGCCGAGCCGTGGACCACGCACGACCTGGGCGTCGTCGGGAAGGTCGGGATCCTCTCCGACATTCACGTCCCGTATCACGACCCGATCGCCCTCCGGGCCGCGGTCGATCACCTGGCCGAGGCCGAGATCGACGCGCTCGTCCTGAACGGCGACACGGCCGATTTCTACACGATCTCGCGCTGGACAAAGGACCCGAGGAAGCGCGACCTCCCGGGCGAGCTGGCCCAGATCCGCGAAACGCTCGGATGGATCCGGCAGACGTTCCCGGAGATCCCGATCGTTTTCAAGAATGGGAACCACGAGGAGCGCTGGAAGCACTGGCTATGGCAACACGCCCCCGAGGTCTCGGCCGAGCCGGAGATGGGCCTCGCCGCGTGGCTGCACCTGGAGCGGCACGGGATGCAGCTCGTCGAGGACCATCGGCCGATCATGCTCGGGAAGCTGCCGGTCCTCCACGGCCACGAGAAGGGGAAGGGGATCTCCTCCCCTGTGAACCAGGCCCGCGGGGCGTTCCTCCGGCTCCATCACACGGTCCTCGAGGGGCACGGCCACCGGACCAGCGGACACTGCGAGCCCGATATGTGGGGCTCGGAGGTCTTCTGCTGGTCGACCGGGTGCCTGTGCGATCTCCGGCCGGAATACGCCCGGATAAACAAGTGGAACCACGGGTTCGCGATTGTGGAGGTTCACGAAGGCGGCGAGTTCGACGTCGAGAACCTGCGGATCACGGCCGACGGGAAGGTCCGGTCGTCGTGAGCCCCTACATCCTCACCGACGCCGACCTCGAGGAGGCCGAGCGGCAGGCCCGGCGGTTCCAAGGGGTCTGGTGGACTGGCACAAGCGGGGTGTTAGCGTCCTGGCTGTTTCACGCCGTCACCACAATCAGGGAGGAGCGAAGGATGAAGGAGCAGCAAGGGGACCGGGTGATGAAGGAGCAGCAAGGGGACCGGGTGAAGTTCGCCACGGGCGCGGTTCGCTCCGGCGACGCGGAGGCGACTCGCTACGATCTGATCTCCCCGATCGGCCTCGAGGCCGTGGCCCGGACCTGCGCCGAGGGGGCGGCGAAGTACGGAGAATGGAACTGGGAGTCGGGGATGCCGGTCCACGACCTGCTGAACCACGCCCTCCGACACCTGTACCAGTACCTCGCCGGCGACCGCACGGAGGATCATCTCCCGCACGCCGCCTGGGGCGTCCTCGCGGCGATTCACTCCGACAAGCTCTGGCCGCACCTGAACGCTGGCACGCTCCGCGGGCCGGGCTGTGCGCGGCCGCCGGAGCCGACGCCGTGAGCCCATTCCTGATCGCCGTCACCGGCGCGATCTACCTCGTCGTCGCCGCCGACCTGATCTACCACGGGAAGACGGGGCTCGGGATCGCGTACCTCGGCTACGCCTTCGCGAACGTCGGCCTCTACCTCGCCGCCCGCTGACTGGACTCGGGCGTGGCCGCTGCCATGCTGGCCGGCGGTTCGGGTTCGGTTCACTCACGCGAAAGGATTCGCCTATGAGGTTTCTTACGGTTTGCCTGTTCCTGCTCTGCTCCTCGGCCGCCGTCGGCCAGGATGTGATCGTCGCCCGTCCCCGGTCGGTCGTCGTGACCGCCCAGGATCATGCGGTCGTCCTCGCCAGGCGCGGGGCCCTGGTGCATTCCGGCTGCGGCCAGTGGGAGGGGATAGGTGTCGGCTTGACTCCGGACGCCGCCCGGAGGGCCTGCTGCTACTTCGGCCGCCGGCCGATCGCCGACGAGGGCGTCGCGTTCTCGCCGATTACCCGGCGCTGGTACGCGGTGATTCGCTACCGCTGACCGGCCGCCGGCTTGCCCCCGGGGGCTCGTCCCCCGGGGGCGCTGGCCGGCGGGAGAGGGCCTCGACGAGCAGCTCGCGGGGATGCGGCGCCGCCCGGCCGAGGATCGCCCGGTCCCCGTAGGCGGCCTCGAACACGGCCCGGGTGTTGCCCAGGTGCAGGTGCCCCGCCCCGCCCTGCTGAAGCTCGACGTCCGTCCCGGAGCCCCGGCGGATCCATTTCCAGGTCCCGGGCCGGACGCCGGCCTTCTCGACGAGCCGGCCGACCTGGGCCGTGAACGTCTCGTGGCTGGCCGGCCACGGGCAGACGAGCGCCCGGGGGCAGGCCGCCAGGGACGCCCGCAGGGCCTCCACGGTGGACGGCTGGAGCCGGCAGGCGATCACCCTGCCGGTCTTGCTCTGCGACCAGACGACCGCCCCGTCAGCCCGGACGGCGTCCACCGGCAGGGCGATCAGGTCGCCCCATCGGAGGCCCGTGTCCCAGGCGACGCGGATCGCGAGATCCCACCAGACGCTCCGGCGAAGGCCGCAGCGGTGCCAGCGCGGCAGGGCCTGGCAGGCAGCGAGGAGCTGCTCGACCTCCGCCCTCTCCCAGGCGACGACCGGCCGGCGGGGGACGCGGACGCTCCGGACGCGGCAGGTCGGCGGGTCGCACAATCCGTCGTCGGCGGCCGCCCGCCACAGGGCGAGGATCTGGGTCTTCTTCGACCGGACGGTCTGCGGGGCCGCCGTTCCGGAGTAGTCGCGGAGGAACGCGGAGACGCTCTGCTCGTCCAGTTCCTCGAGGCGGACGGGGCCGCCGGCCCAGCGCTCGAACAGGTCGGCGGAGATCTGGTACTGGCGGAGGGTCTCCCGGCGGACGTCTCGCAGGAGCCCGTAATCGCGGGCGTACGCCCCGAGCGTGGCAGGGCCGGATCGGCGGAACATGGTGTGCGTCCTGGTGCCCCCCCGTTGGCTGCCTGCCGCTGGAGGGATGGAACCCCGGAGCATCCGTTCCGCCGACGGCCGCTGCAAACACCCCGAATAACCGGATCCGCCGGCCGCCTTCGGTTCCGTAGAGCATCGGTCTACGGAACCGAAGGTTGAAGGTTCGAGCCCTTCCGGGTGTAGTCGGTCGCAGTGAACCGTATACAGCGGCGCCGCTCAAAGGCAAGCGGCGCCGCTGTTGATTCACCGGGCGGCCGAGATAACCTCGGAGGCCATGAAGATGCCCGTGAAACTTCCGGCGAAGCGGCGGCTCTGTGGAACAGACGAGGCCGCGCAGGTGTACGGATGCACCGTTTCGCATGTCCGCGGCATGGCCTGCCGGGGCGAGATCTGGTCGGAGAAGATCTCGAATCGGGTCTACGTCTACGACGCCGATGAACTGGAGCGGATCGCGAAGGAACGCGACAAGCTGCGCGCTGCCGGCAAACTGTGCGGACGCCGTCCGCGAGGCCGAAAAACGGCCTGAATTTCCGCGTCCCAGAATCCGAAAAAATGCCTGTTGACGAATTGGAGATCGGGTGAATATATTCCCGCCCGTCGATCAGGAGAGCCGATCGTGAAACGACTCGATTGGAACGCTTTGATCGTCTGCCTGTCGCTCGTGCGACTGGGGCAGCAACTTGGAACGGATTCCAAACTCGCGCGAACGATCTTCGACCTCGCCGAGCTGCTGCTCACAATTTGGAGATGAGGAGAAAACGCATGACTGGAGAACGCATGCCCGGGGACGCGGAAGCCGACGCCGCCTGTCGCGTGATGCAGGACCTCTACGGCCGGCACCTGCGGCTCGGCGATCTCGTCTGGTGGCGGCTCGACGAATGGCCCGCCGGGCGGACCGCGTCGTCGGTCGTCTGCGGGAGGCGCGACGGCCGGCTGATCGTCGACTACGCCGGCGAGTTGGTGGAGATCGAGCCCGACCAGATCATGCCATTCTGAGGAGAGGCAAGGATGCCAATCACCAGCAGACGACCGTCCCGCCAGGACACCGCGCTCCACCGGTCCTTGCACCAGATCGGACACTCGGCCACGCGGCGGGGCCGGCAGTCTTTTCACTTGGCCCGGGCGGCCTGGGCGCCGCTGCGGCGGCTCGACGAGCTGATCCGCGAGATCGACGCCCGCGGCGGGCTGGGGCTGGCGGCTGGCCTGCTGATGAGGGCCAGGACTGCCCGAGACGAGGGCTGGCCGTACCTGTGCGACGAGAGCGGGGAGGTCTGGAAATGAACGCCGGGATCATCGGGGTCTGGCTGATCGTCGCGACGCTCGTCTGGTTCGTGGGCGTGGCGGCGCTGGTCGTCCTGGGACTGGGATCGCACATGGAGGACGGCCGCGACAACGGATGCAGCGGTCGAGGATGCCGGCGGGATGCCGGCTGGCAGGGAAGCGACACCACGCCGCGGCGGGCGGAGCCCGTCCGCGGCTTTTCACCTGGGAGGGAGTGACGATGGCAGGATTCAAGAAAGCAACGAAGGCGGCCGCGAAACTGCGGGCGGCCTTCTTCGGGCCGAGCGGCGCCGGGAAGACGTTCTCGGCTCTGCGGGTGGCGAAGGGCCTCGGAGGCCCGGTCGCCGTGATCGACACGGAGCGCGGCTCCGCGTCGAAGTATTCGGACCGGTTCGACTTCGACGTCCTCGAGTTGCAGGACCTGACGATCGACGGCTACGTCGCCGCGATCCGCGAGGCGGGCGAGGCCGGCTACGCCGTCCTGATCATCGACAGCCTGTCGCACGGCTGGCAGACGCTTTGCGACGAGGTCGAGAAGCTCGCGAAGGCGAAGTACCGGGGAAACACCTGGTCGGCCTGGTCGGAGGGGACGCCGCTCCAGCGAAAGCTCGTCGCGGCGATCCTTGGCTTCCCCGGGCACGTTATCGGCACCATGCGGTCGAAGACCGAGTGGACGACCGTCGACGACGGCCGGGGCAAGAAAACACCCCAGCGGGTCGGCCTCGCCCCCGAGCAGGGCAAGGGCGTCGAGTACGAATTCGACCTCCTGGTCGAGATCTCGACGGACCACATCGCGAACGTGATCAAGGACCGGACCGGGAAGTTCCAGGACAAGCTCCTGGAGAAGCCGGGCGAGGACTTCGGGCGGCAGCTCGCCGCCTGGCTGGCCGACGGGACTCCGGCGCCGGTGGCCCAGCCGGCCCGGCCGGCGAAGGCCGCCGAGGTCGAGGAGCCGGGCGACGCGCCGCCGACGGTGCCCGAGATCCTCGGCCACATCCGGGCCGCAAAGACCGTGAAGGCCCTCGGGCGCATGGGCGACCGGATCGACGAGCTGACGAGCGAGGGGCACCTGACCGACCTCGAGGTCGCGGAACTGATGGGGGCGATCAACGCCCGGCACCAGGAGATCGAACCCACCACGCAGGAGACCGTTACCAATGGCTGATGCTTTCGACATGCTCGACGACGACACGTTCGAGGACTTTTCCAACACGGCGGCGCCGCCGGAGCGGGAGAACGTCCCCGAAGGCCGTCACCCGTTCACGATCAAGTCGGCAGAGATCGCGGACGGCCGGCTCAAGGTGATGCTGGTCCATGAGGACGCCAGGTACTACTGGGTCAGGTGTGATCCGCCGACGACGGCGAAGTCGTTCGCCAAGATCGCCGGCTCGCTCGCGAAGGCCCTCGGGCTCACCGGAGGCCAACTCCGCGACGCGATCCTGGCCGGCGGCGACGGTGTCGTCGGCCGGAAGGTCGTGGCGAGGATCTGGCACGGCACCGGCTCGAAGGGCGGGATCTTCCCGAACGTCGGCGAGTTCCACCAGCCGGAACCCGAAGCGGCCCCGGCCAAGCCGGCCGCGAAGCCGGCCGCCAGGACGGCCACGAAGAAGGCCGACGCCGTCTCCCGGCCGCCGGAGGACGACATCCCGTTCTGATCCATCGCGGCCGCTCCCGGCCGCAGGGGCCCGCGCAGGCCCCAGGGAGAGCGCAGCCGGCGGTCGCGAAGTAACACCGGCAGCAGACACCCGGGAGCGGCCTGACTCACCGAGACCCGGATCAGCCGGCCGCCCCACGACACGGGGCACGAACACACGGAGGGAATCGTGGGAACCTACATCGAATCGGACGCCGATCTGCCGCTGGTGGCGCTCTGCCGCCGGCCCCCGGCCCCGACGCCGGTCGAGGCCGGTCTCGCGGCCGGGGCGGCCTGCCTGGCGAAGGCCGAGCGGGCAGGCTTCGACGCCGGCGCGGCCCGGGCCGCGGTCCTCGAGCTGCTCGCGGACGGCCGGGCCCGCTCCGGCGAGGAGATCGTCGATCACTGCCAGCGGCTCGGCCTGGTGCCCCACGACGCGCGGGCCTTCGGGCCGGTGTTCGGGACGCTGGCCCGGCACGGGCGGATCGAGGCCGTCGGGTTCACGACCAGGCGGAAGGGGCACGGGACGGCAGGGGCGAGAGTGTGGCAGATCACGGCGGCGTCGCGGTGACGCTGGTCGGGCGTTGTGAAGCATGCATAAAAGAAGAGGGCAAGAGAATGGGATACGAATTGGTCGGGACGCCAAAGACCGAGAAGGTTACGCAGCAACTGGCGGTCAGGTTTCGCGACATGGAGCCAGTGCCGCACGATCGTCCGTTGAATCCAAAGCGTGTTGAGGCTTACAGAAAGATGCTTACTGCCGGTCTTTTTCGGCCCGTGCAGTGGGCCACAGTGCACTGCAACGAGACGCAGGCGACCTACCGCGTAAACGGAAAGCACACGAGCAACCTTTTCGCGGAATATGAGGAACTTCCGCAGGTAATACATGCCACGATTGAGCATTACCACTGCGACGATCTTGATGACGTGGCGAGGCTTTACGCAACATTCGACAGCCGCACGCAAGTCCGGACGACTAACGACATCAACCGCGCGTTTGCTGCGATCGACGATGAGTTGTCGCAGGTGCCGACGAAGATCATAAATCTGTGCGTAACGGCAATAGCTTTTGTAAAGCACGGCAATGAGTACGCAAAGGTTGCCGCTGCTGAGCGAGCCGAGTGCCTTTTGGAGGAATCTGGCAAACGATTCGTGTTGTGGGTTTACGATGTTCTTGGGGGCCACTGCGGAGAGAAAACTCGCCTTCTATGGAGAGGTCCAGTAGTTGCCGCAATGCATGCGTGCTATCAGAAGTCGCGGCGTGACGCGAGCGAGTTCTGGCTCGCGGTACGAGATGGAACTGGGGCTACTCCAAAAACACCAGACCGCGTCCTTCACAGGTTTTTGCTGTCTAAAACAGTCAACTACGGTGGCGGCGCGACTTCAAAGAATGCCAGCGCTATTGCTGCCCCGCGAGAAATGTATGTCAAGTGCCTGCATGCATGGAACGCCTGGCGTCGCGGCGCCACGACTGATCTGAAGTACCACGCCCAGGCCAAGATTCCAGCCGCGTCGTGACGTGCATCAGCCGCCCTCGTGACAGGCACGGAGCCGCTTCGACGCGGCGGGGCGGAATGGAAAGGAGGCCAAAATGGCCGGTGAATGGATTCCCTACGATGTCTGCCTGCCGCAGAAGCCGGAGGTCCTCGAGCTGGTCGACCGGACGGGGCTCGCCCCCGACCAGGTCGTCGGCCGGCTCCTGATGCTCTGGGGCTGGGCGGCTTTGAACAGCTCTGACGGGACGGCCCGGATGTCGGTCCGGCTCCTGGGGAGGATCTGCGGGGGCGACGAGGAGTTCTGGCGGGAGGTCGAGGCGGTGGGCTGGCTCGTGATCGACGCGGACAACGGGACCGTTGCTATCCCCGGATGGGATCGCCGGTTCTCGAAATCCGCGAAAACACGGGCAATGCACTCGATTCGGGCGGACGATGCGCGGTCGCGCACGGGTGAGTGCGCGAAAGCGCACGGGGCCGTGCGCGGTCGCGCACCAGAGAGAGGAGATAGAGGAGATAGAAATTCTTCTTCTTCCCCCGGGGATGCTGCGCGGACGGAAGGCGGCGGCCCTGCCGGGCCGTCCGGCTGGGAGACGCTCCGGACGGCCTGGGCGGAGGCCGTGAAGCGGAAACACGGGAAGGCATGGTGCCTGCCGACGGCCCCGGACAAGCTCGCCGACCGGCTCGACGAGCCCGGATGGTTCGAGAAGGCCCTCGCGGCGATCGAGGCCCTGCCCCGCTGCCGCTACTTCGCCGACCCGGTGACGCTGCCGCAGCTCGTCGCGCCGGGGTTCGTCGACAAGGTCCTCGGCGGGCAGTTCGACAACCCGCGGCACGCCAGGCCGGCCGGCAGGCCGGGCGAGGAGCCGCCCCCGGCTCCGCTGTCGACCTGGAGCCCCGGCGAGCTGGCGGCCTTCGAGGCGTCGAAGCGGGCGATCGCGGACAAGATCCGTCAAGGAGGTGCGGCGTGACACCCTGCACCGCCCCCCGCTGCGGCGCCGAGGCCCGCTGGTCCGTCGCCGGCCGGCACCTCTGCCGCCGGCACATGCTCGACGCCCTGCTCGCGGGGCGGATCGGCCAGGCCCACGCGGTCCCGCTGGAGGCCGAGGCCCTCGAGGTCGAGCCGGAGCCGGTGGCGCGGCTCACCGATGCGGAGCGGGAGGCGGTGGCCGCGGCGACTGCCAACCACCAGAGGCTTTGCGACGAGTACGGGCCGAGCGAGGAGGACGAGGAAATTCTCGCCGCGCTGCGAGGACTGCTGGAGCGGACGAAGTGAGAACGTGAAGGATCAGGAGCGGCGAACTATGGACACTGACAACACGCAGGGCGCGGCTGAGCCGTCTCCTGCATCCGTTGGTTCTGTGGCGAACGAGACGGCCATCGACTCGCGGACGCTGGCGGTCAAACTCCACGCCGTCGCGGCTGCTGCTTGCTACGGCGATCAGGCGATTCGGGACTGGCTTCACATCGCGGCGAACCACATCGCGATCCACAACATGGGCATCACCGGATGCGGCCGATGGATTCCAGTGACGGAGCGGCTGCCAAACAGAGGCGAGTGGGTTCTGGCGTATGGGCCGCACTACTCGCATATAGTTGCGGAATGCGATCGCGGCGAATGGCGATCGGTGTATAGGGACAGCGAAACTGGAGAGCCTTGGCTGCGTGAAGCCGGAATGGTCACCCACTGGATGCCGCTGCCGGCCCCGCCTGCGGACGGCAAGTAGCCACAGAACCATGTTTCTACGGTTCCGCATAACCCGCCTCCAGCCGTATATCACCCGGCCGGATCGACGCCAGCCTGCGGCGTGACGGCGAGAGCCGGCGTTATGCGGAGCCGTCTATCACGCCCCGGCCGCCGCGCTGGACTCGTGGGCTGGAACCGATAGCGTCGTCGGTGCATGGATGCACCGAACGAGATCGCGGTAGAGATCCCAGGCGACCCGATCCCGCAGCCGCGGGCGCGGGCTACGCGCGGCGGGCACATGTATACGCCCGGGAAGACGATCCGCCCGTACAAACAGGCGATCGCGATCCGCGTCGGCCTCGAGGCCAAGCGGCGCCGCTGGAAGGCGAGCGACGGGCCGTTCGAGGTCGTGATCGTGTGTGTGTTCGCGCGGCCGCCTTCGCACTGGACGAAGGCCGGCGACCTGGCGGCCTCGGCCCCGGCGTTCCCGGGCCTGCGGTGCGGCGACTGGGACAACCTGGCGAAGGGCGTTCAGGACGCCGTGACGGCCTGCGGGGGCGTCTGGCACGACGACACCCAGGTGATCGACGGCCGCGCGATCAAGCGCTACGCCGCCCGCGGCGAGCCGGCCCGGACGATCATCCAGATCCGGAGGCTCTGACCGTGTCCAGGGCCCAGAAGGACCTGAAACTCTGGCTGTCTCCCGAACAGGAGCAGCTCGCCCGGCGGCTTCTGGCCGACGGGGTCTGCCACCGCGACGTCGCCTCCGCGGTCGGGGTCACCTATCGGCGGCTCCTGACGAGGATCCTCGACCAGCTCGCCGACGCGAAGGTCGGGCGCGGCCGCGGCGGAGGCCCTCGCCGCCTGGTCGACCCGACGCCGGCCGAGATCGCCGAGATCTGCCAGGAGATCCGGGCCGGCTGGACCGAGGACCAGCGGGCGGAACGCTGGCACCCACTGCATCACAACTTTTCCGGCGACCGTCTCCCGGAATAACCTCGCGGCATGGCACTGGTCACATCTCTCCCCGGTCCGCTCTCCGTCGCGTTCCGTCGCGGCGATGAGTTCTCGACGCTGCTCGACTTCTCGTTCGCGACGACCGGCTACACGTTCGCGGCGGCGATCTACTCGGTCGTGACCGGGGTCACCGTCGCCACGCCGACGCTCACGGTCGTTTCCCATGCGAACGGCCAAATCAACCTCGCCCTTTCCGAGGTGCAGACCGCCGCCCTGGCGGCCGGCACCTACGGGCTCCGCGTCGAGTGGGTCGCCCCCGGCGACGCGAAGCGGACCGCCACTCAAGGAACCGTCGAGGTCTACCCGTGAGCCC